ACAAGCTAAAACTTTAAAAAGCGTTATTAATGGCAAAAAGAAAAGACCCAAAAGTAGGAACAGGTAAAAAACCAAAAGGCAGTGGTAGACGTTTATACACGGATGAAAACCCTAAAGATACTGTTGCAATCAAATTCGCAACTCCATCTGACGCAAGAACAACAGTTGCAAAGGTTAAAAAAATCAATAAACCTTATGCAAGAAAAATTCAAATCCTCACAGTTGGAGAACAAAGAGCAAAAGTAATGGGTAAATCTCAAGTTGCTAGTATTTTCAAAAAAGGTAAAGAATCTATAAGGAAACAAAGTGGACGGAATAAAACTAGCTGAACATTTATTAAAGAACATACGAGAGCGTAAAAAAAACTTTATGATTACACTCTCTGATGGTGCGATAGAATCTATGGATGACTATCGGTTCATTGTAGGTCAGATACGTGGCATGACCTATGCTGAAGAAGAAATAAAAGCTGCGATGAAAGGAATAGAGCTAGAAGATGGCTAAAAAACTATTCGTGCCTGAGAGAATTGCTAATGCACGTAAAAAACAAGCAATAAGTATGGAAATACCTGATGCAGTTAAAAAAGGGTTCCAAAACACAGAAGATAATCCAAATTCTAAAGATCCTTCTAAATTAGAAACATCTGCCTTGGAAAGACTTCCTCAACCAGTAGGATATAGAATACTTGTTATACCTTACTACATGAAGTCACAAACCAAAGGAGGTATCTACATTCCTGATGCGACACGAGATCGTGAAAGTTTTGCAACAGTCGCAGCGTATGTCGTAAAATTAGGACCAGATGCTTATACTGATGAAAATAAATTCCCAACAGGTGCTTGGTGTTCTGAGAAAAGTTGGGTTCTTATGGGAAGATATGCTGGAAATCGCTTTAAAGTTGAGAATTTAGAGGTAAGATTGATAAATGATGACAATATTATCGCAACAATACTTGACCCTAGTGATATTTCCTATGTATAAAGAAATTGGAGAACAAAAATGAATATAGAAAATCAAAATTCTGTTGAAAGCGAAGTAGTTTCTGTTGATGTTGAAGAAGTAGAACAAGAAGTATCTCCTTCCGAAATACCAGTTGTTTCTGAACAAGAAGAAACCCGAACAAATGTTCAAGAAGTAGAAGCTGTAGAAAAATCTGATGAGTTGTCTGATTATTCTGACAATGTTAAAAAAAGAATAAATCAATTAACAGCAAAAAGAAAACAAGCTCTTGAAGAAGCAGAAGCTGCAGTTCAATATGCACAACAACAAAAAATTGAAAACGACAAGCTCAAAAAACAATTAGAAACCTTAGATAAAGGCTATACACAAGAATATAGTAGTCGTGTTGAAAGCCAAGAAGATCAAGTTAAAAAAATATATAAGGAAGCACATGAAGCAGGTGATGCCGATAAAATGGCAGAAGCTCAATCTATCATGGCAAGATTGGCTGTCGAAAAAGAAAGAATCAGAGTTCAAAAAGCTAGAGCTGAGCAATATGCACAACAGCCACAACAAGAGCAAAAACCAGAACCACAACAACAAAAAGTTCCAAAAGTAGAAGATCTTGATCCAAAGTTGCAAACATGGATGAAATCAAATACTTGGTTTGGAACAGATATGGTTATGACAGGTGCTGCTCAAGGTTTGCATCAACAACTAGTTGGCTCTGAAGGTTTTGATCCAACATCTGATGATTATTACGCTGAGATAGATAAGCGTATGAAGGATAACTTTCCAAACAAATTTCAGGAAAAACGGCAAAACGTCCAAGCCGTTGCTCCTGCAACGTCCTCTGGACAGGTTAAATCTGGACGGAAAAAAACTGTGCAATTATCGCCAGGTCAAGTCGCTTTTGCTAACAAGATGAAAATACCTCTTGAAAGATATGCAAAAGAAGTGGCTAAAATAGAAAATAGGAGTAAATGATGTCAGCTATTGATCGAAAAAGTCGAGATTCGCAATCTCGTGAAAAAACAGAGCGAAGAAACGATTGGAAGCCGCCTTCAGCTTTAGACGCTCCTGAAGCACCTATAGGATACAAACATAGGTGGATACGTGAGTCCGTTATGGAATATGACGATAAAAATAATATTCACAAAAGAAGACGTGAAGGTTATGAACTTGTTAAGGCAGAAGATTATCCAGATTTTGATGCTCCTGTTATTGACGAAGGTAAAAACGCTGGGGTTATAGGCACTGGTGGATTATTACTTGCGAGGGTTCCAGAAGAAATTGTGGAACAACGTAAGAAATATTTTGAAGATAAAACACAGACACAAATGGATGCTGTGGATCGTGATTGGATGAGAGAAAATAATCCTGTCATGCCAAAATTAAAGCCTCAAAGAAGCAGTAATGTTTCCTTTGGGAATAACCGAAATTTAAATGATGATTAATAAGGAGAATCTAATATGGCAAATCAAGATGCCGCTTTTGGTATGCGTCCTGTAGGTAAAATAGGTGGTATGCCTTTTACTGGTGGACAAAGCCGATATAGAATCGCTGCAAATTATGGAACATCAATCTTTCAAGGTGACATGGTAGCTCAAGTCACTGGTGGTACTGTAGAAGTACACGCTGATGGTGGTACAGTTCCTATTGTAGGCGTATTTAATGGTGTTCAGTATACTGACCCAACAACTAAGGAACAGAAATTTAGTAATTTCTATCCTGCAAGTACTAATGCTTCTGACATTATTGCTTTCATTATAGATGACCCAAGTGTTATCTATGAAATTCAATGCAATGCAGCTTTTCCAATAGCTGATTTATTTGGTAACTTTGATATAGCTTATACAACTGCTGGCAGTACCACTACTGGTATTTCTGGTGCTGAGCTAGATGTAGCAACTGGTGCTACAACTGCTGGTTTACCTTTAAAATGTATTGACATTTCGCAAGACCCTGAAAATTCTGATGTTTCGTCAGATGCAACCAATGTGCACGTTGTGATCCAAAATTCTATTTTTGGTCAAAAAGGTGCAGGCTTAGCGTAGGAGGTAGATAATGGCGATAAGTAGAGCACAACTAGCGAAAGAGCTAGAACCAGGTCTAAACGCATTGTTTGGAATGGAATACGACAGATATGATGCAGAACACGCAGAAATATTTGACACAGAATCTTCTGATAGAGCATTTGAAGAAGAAGTGATGTTATCAGGTTTTGGTAACGCACCAACTAAAGCTGAAGGTGCTGGAGTAAATTTCGATACAGCTAACGAAGTTTACACTGCACGTTATACGCATGAAACAATTGCATTGGCTTTTGCTTTAACACAAGAAGCTATGGAAGATAACTTGTACGATAGATTAGGTGCAAGATATACTAGAGCATTAGCTCGTTCTATGGCTCACAGTAAGCAAGTAAAAGCTGCGGCAGTATTAAATAATGCGTTTGACAGTTCATTCACTGGTGGTGATGGTAAGGAGCTTTGTGCTACTGATCATCCTCTTGGTGGTGGTGGAACATTTAGAAATGAGCCAAGTACGGCTGCTGATTTAAATGAAACATCATTAGAGAACGCTTTAATTGACATTTCAACATTTGTTGATGAAAGGAATATGATTATCGCACTTCGTGGTATGAAAGTTATTATTCCACCTCAACTACAATTTGTTGCTGATCGTTTATTAGAGTCAACTCTAAGACCAGGTACATCAGATAACGATGTGAACGCTCATAGAAATATGGGTATGTTACCAGATGGTTATGTTGTTAACCATTTCTTAACAGACACTGATGCATTTTTCATTAAAACAGATGCACCAAGAGGTTTCGTACATTTCGAAAGAGCACCTCTTGCAACATCAATGGAAGATGACTTCACAACTGGTAACATGAGGTTTAAAGCTAGAGAAAGATATTCATTTGGATTTTCTGATCCAAGATGTGTATTTGGATCACCAGGTGCTTAAATAAACCGAACAATTGTTAAAGGCGACTTTACAAGTCGCCTTTTTTTTTATATTCTTAAAAAAAAACCTTAACTGCATGATGCAGACAAGCCAAGATAAGGAGAATTTACATGGCAAACACAACTTTTTCGAGTACCATTCGATCAAAGAGTGGTTTTAAAGTAATAAATGAAAATAGCACTACTGGTGCTATAACAGAAACTGGTTTTTCAGTTAATTCAACTGGACAGTTAATTTCAATGGGTACAAGAAAAATTCAAACATTTGCTATAAGTTTAGCTGATACAAATGCAGCAGGTACAACTTATGCAGACAATGACGTTCTTGTAGAATTAGGTGAACTAAATACAGATCATCCAGATGCACTTGTCACAGCAAGTAAATTTTTTATTCACAAGGTAGTTTTGGGAATTACAACTGCTGCAGCAAGTGATGCTAATTCATTGGCTAACTTACAATTAAGTGCAACATCAGGTACAGCTACTAACACTGCTATATCTTCTGGTACAGAAATTGTGGGTGCTGGAGTTGCTTCATTTAATCCAAGAATTTCAGCAACAGATTCAGTAACAGAAGTAGACATTGATTTAGATGCTACTGCTGGAACATTTCATGTGTTTGAACCAAATATTAGTGCAGCAATTGCAAGTAAAAACTTATACTTAGGTGCAGGTTCTACTTGTGACACAGCTTTAACAGCTTTTAGGGGTACTCTCGAAATAGAATACTCAGTATACTAGGAGGGTAACATGGCTGATGCAGTAGCAAGTCAAACCATACAAGATGGCTTAAAAACGGCTGTTTTAAAATTCACTAACATAAGTGACGGCACAGGTGAAAGTGCCGTTACAAAAGTTGATGTGAGTGCTCTAGGAGGTGATGCAAGTGGACGTGCTTGTACAGACGCAACTATAGAAAAAATATGGTGGCAGTGTACAGGTATGAAAGTTAGTATTCTTTTTGATGCTACATCTGATGTGTTAGCAATACAGCTAGGTGAAAATCAATCTGGTTATCACGATTATACATCTTTTGGTGGATTATCAAACAATTCTGGTAGTGGTAAAACAGGTGATATAAAATTTACTACTGTTGGACATTCTAGTGCAGATACTTACACAATCATTATGCAAGTGAGAAAAGGATATTAATGTCTAAAAAATTACAAGGTGATATAAATGTTATTATTCAAAGATTAGATACTATTGAGAATAATCATCTTGCTCATTTACGTGAAGATATTAAATCTGTAAATCAAAAAATATGGGCGATAGTTATATTAGTTATCGCCCAATTATGCTCTTTAGTTTTAATTTTTTTGTCAAAAGCAATTTGAGGTAAAAATGGCAACATCAAGCTCAACGGATTTTGAATTAGCAGTCGATGACTACATTGAAGAAGCATTTGAAAGATGTGGCTTAGAAGTTAGAACAGGCTATGATTTAAAAACAGCTAAAAGATCATTAAACTTAATGTTAGCAGAATGGGCTAACAGAGGTTTAAATCAATGGACAATTGTTCAAAGAACACAGGCATTAACAGCAGATGATACTGAATATGATTTAGGTGCTGATGTTATTGATGTCTTGTCTCTTGTTATTAGAAGAAGTGGAACAGATTTTAATATGTCACGCATAAGTCGTGATACTTACTTATCTATACCAACTAAAACAACTACAGGTAGACCAACACAATATTTTCTTGATAGACAAATAACTCCAAATCTTAAAATTTGGCCCGCACCTGAAAACAGTACAGACGTTATACATTATGATGCTCTTACTAGAATACAAGATGCTGACACGATGCAGAACACTGTAGAAATACCTTTTAGATTCTATCCATGTCTATCAGCAGGTCTTGCTTATTACATATCTTTAAAACGTGCACCCGATAGAATACAACTTTTGAAAAATATTTATGAAGAAGAATTTGATAGAGCAATGGCAGAGGATAGAGACAGATCCTCTTTTACTATCGCTCCAAGTTTAGATTATTATAAGGTCTGATAATGTCAAAATATGCAAATCCAAGTAACTCATATGTAATATCAGATCGTTCAGGATTTCGCTATCGTGCTAAAGATACAAGAAAAGAATGGAATGGATTGCGTGTAGGTAAAGATGAGTATGAAGATAAACATCCACAACTCGATCCTAGACCTAAGAAAGCAGATGCAGAGGCTTTACGTGATGCAAGACCTGAAAGAACAGAACCATCTATAGAAGTTTTATTAGGACTAAATCCTTTTAAGACAGGTAGTTCTGGAAGTAGTACAGTAACTGTAACAGAAATAAGTCATGGTAGATCTGTATCAAATACAGTTAGATTTAGGAACGTAGTTTCTTTTGATGGTATAACAAAATCAGTAATGGAAGGTTCATCTGGCTTTACTATTGCTAGTGTTGTTGATACAAATAATTACACCATAACAGTTTCAGATACTGCAACTGTAGGA